GCAGCCGCTTCTGCCAAGTGACCGCGCGGCGCTAGCCAGGCTTCATCGACTATAACAGTTCGCAGCGAAAGGCGCTGTAAGTTGTTCTCATTCCATATGCCGCGACAGTAAACAGTTACCCCGTTCTTAAAGTCAGCGGTCGTAGATTTATCGTTGTCCCCATCGGATAGCAAAGCCTGCACCGGCGGGCATTGTTTCCAAAGCGGGCGAACATAGCGCAGAAAGAAATCCTTAGCCTCAGGATCGTTAGCCTGCAGGGTCATCATCGGCCCTGGCGCGTTGACAATCTGCCAGGCCATATAGACGCGCTGCAGCAGGGATTTGCCCGACTGAGTAGCAGCCAGAATTACGGCGGTCTTAGTCTCAGGATCGCAAAGGATTCTTAAGGCTTCCGCCAGCCAAGGCGTTCTAGCCAGGGACAGCCGCCCGCGAACCGGCGAATCGGGAACTTCTAAGATATTCGCTTCGGCCCATTCTACGGGATCGCCGGAATAGTTCGGCCTAACGACCGCCTGGGCGGCAGCCAGAATAGCAGCCTGCTGTTCGGTCATTTGCGGCGCTGCTTATGCAGCCTGTCCAGGTCGGCCTTGCGGAAATGCTGCGCCGGCTTCGTGCAGCCGATGTTCGCGGCGATGCGGAACATTCGCGGTTTAAGTTTATGCCGCTGCGCCATTAGATGAACCGCCTGGATCGTCAGGCCGATTCGGTTCGCATAGTCGCGCATTGAAATCCAACCCTTCGGGATTCGGTCGATGCCTTCGGCCTGCATCGCCTGACGCGCAGCCAAGGGATCGGTGAAACGCCGCGAAGGCCGGTAGATGTAGGCCAGCCCGTGTTTGCCGTTTTCGTGCAAGGTATGGATAACCTGGCGTTCCATATAGCCGCGATCGAATAACCGCTTTGCTAGGTTGCTGGCTGCGTTCAAGGTAAGCAGCCGATAGGTTTGCCTTAGATCGTGCAGGTCGAACCAGCCTGGCGGCTTCTGGTCTTTGCCGGATAGCGCAGCCAGCAGCATAGTTAGCCCGTTCTTCATTTGCGCTTCGGTTGCCATAGTTTGAACTCTGTTTGAAAGAACCAGCGATCGCCCACCTTATGGCATAGCCAGATTTTCCAATCGTTGCCCTGAACCCAGCCGGCAACCCAGCCGCTACCCCAACGGCTAGTTCCCAGCCTGGCGGTCGCATAGCCTGGTTCTTTGTCGCATAGGCAGCCAGCGCTGAAAGCCTGCCCGCCTTTGTCGCGCTGCAGCGCTACGGATTCTAACCTATGGATATGCCCGCAGACCATAGCGCCGCCGGCCTGGGCGTAATGCTGGCCCTGAAGCGTTACCGCGTTCAGCCCGTGGGCGTAGCCGTGAACGAACGCGATTGGCCCTAGCCGGAACACGCCGCGCGAATAGTGGTAGGGAAGTATCTTCTTAGCGCCGGCCTGTCGGGCTTCGCGGTTGATGCGGTCTTTGATATCCTGGCAGTAGTCGCGGATCAGCGCGCTGGAACTTGAACTGATAAGCCGGTCTAACCTATGTTCGTGATTACCCCATAAATAAACATCGGGTTTATATGCCCGCAAGAAATCGATGCCCTGGGCCAGATCGTCAGCCAGGCTTTCGCCGCTTTCCGCATCGCCCGAACCGATGCCCTGGCGCAGCGCGCGCAGGTCGAACGCATCGCCCAAATGTATTTTGATATCAGGGGAATATTCGGCGCAGTAGGCCAGCAACGCAGCGATGCTTTCCCCGTCCCCGTGATCCCCGTGATTATCGCCGCAGGCTACGAACTTGATTAGTTTCTGGCTCATAGTTTCTTCGCGGCTTCCCAGGCCTGGACTGTTTCGGGATATCCCTGGTAAAGCAAGCGGGCCGCCATCGCATCGCCGGCAGCGCGCAGCCGTTCGTTCTCTGCCTTAAGTTTCTTAATATCAGCCTTCGCAAGTTCGGCAGCGTAGAGGTAAGCCGTCAGCGGATCGGGCTGATGCTTAAGTTCCGCGACCTGCGCCCGCAGTTCCGCGATCTCTTTGTTACAAGCGGCAACCGCCTGATCGGCGATATGCAGCGGGATCATTCGTTCTTTGTTTGGTTCGCTCATAAAGTTAACGGGCTAGTTCCTCCCTGATCTGCCGCGTCCATTTCTCCAGAACCTTAATCGCGGTTTCCGGCCTGTCCCCGTTGCAGGCTTCGGCGCAATCCAGCGGCAACTTATCCAGGCGCGAAACTACCTTCGCAGTCCAATCGGATATAATGGATTCGGCTTCAGATAATTTGATATAGGTTCGCGCTTCCAGGGCGCGCCTGACTTCTTCGGCCTCCAGGGCTATCAGGGTTTTCAGCGATTGGTTATAGGCTGTCTGCAGCCGCGCCTGATTGTTATTCCCTTCTTCGATCGCAGCCAGGTAAACATCGCGCGCCCGCTGCACAAGCCGCCGGTGCTGTTCCAGCGCGCCGCCCAGGCTGTTATCGGTCAGGCCTTCGATATTGTCAGGCCGCGCGGTCGGGATCGGCGCAGGCTTCGTTCGGCCCGCAGCCCGTTCGGCGCGCCAGGCCTTCGCGGCTTCAATGCTAGCGTTCGGCATTCCCTCTTGCGCTAACTTCGCTACATAGCCTTTAGACAAGTTCAGCGCGGCGGCTAATTGTTTCTGCGTTACCCTGGTAGTTTGATCGGTCATAGTTGATAGCGGCCTGACACAATGGTTTTACGCTGCGGTTTAATCGCGATGCGTTCGCCGGCTACGGCAGCCGGTAGCCTTCCCAGCGGTTTCGGCAAAGCGATTTGCGATTTTTGCCCGTGGTGCGTGGCCCACGAAGCGCCTGGGGGTGGGGTAAAAGATTCCTTAGCGACCCTCTTAGGATTAGGATTTTTTTCTATAATATTCCGCGCCCAATCCGCGCAGCGATCGCCTGGCTTCGGCTGCATCTTTACGCGCGAGAGAATGCCCGGCGCTACCTTGCTGGCCCGTAGTAGCATCTTCTTCGCGCGAATGCTTACCGCCTGCTTCGTCAGTTTCATTCGGCGGGCAAGTTCGGTTTGCTGCGGCGCATCGGGTAAGCCCAGGACAATCCTGATAAGATCGAAATGATTAACAACGGCCCGATCATCCGATGCGCTTAACATCGCTAGGCAATCGCTGATAACTTCCTGCATTCGTTCCAGGCTAACCCAGGTATCGCTTTCGATCTGAGGTTCGGCGCGCCTAGGATCATCGCCGTTCCATTGTTCCGAGTTGTCATAGATCGGGAACGAATGCCTAGGCAGTCCCATTTCGGAATACGGGCCGGCGTTGCGCTTACGATACTTAGCCTGTTCGCGTTTGCTCAGGCCGGCGAACCAGCGATCGAACGCCGCTTCTTCGGCGCGGCCTTCGCGCAGCGGCGGCGGGCTAGGTTGCTGGTCAGGCATAGGGTTATTAACAACGGGTAAAGGCTTCTATCAAACTAACTTTATCCAAAGGTTTAACCGCGATTCGAAGCGCAGCAGGCCATAGCGAACGGCATAGGTTCGCAGCCGCTTAAGCCTGGGCGGGCTAGGTTCAAGGCCGGCCTGGGCTAGCGCCGATGTAAATAGTTCTTTAGATCGGCTGCTGGTAAATCCTTCGGGGAGGTTAACCAGGATCGCCTTGATGCGTTCGATACGGGCTGCCTTGCCTTCCCGTAGCCGGCGATTGATGCGCGCCAGGTTGGCTGCCATAGCCGGCTTATGATCGCGCCAGGCCTTGCGCCATTTAACGGCTTTAGTTATCGCCCGCTTATTGAATCTTTTAGTTCCCATATACCAGGCGGCGGGCGGGGGTAGCGGTTAGGGGTGAAATCCCCTTTGTAGCGTAAGCGTAAAGCAAAGGGGTAAATCCCCTAACAATACCCTTTAGGGTATTACGCTTGTGCCAGGGTTGGAGTAGAAGAAAAGCCGCAGCCCGCCAGAAGCCCGCCAGGGCGGTTAGGGCGGGTAGGGTATAGGCCAGCCCATCCAAAGGCCGCCACGGCCCGCCCAGGCTATCAGGATAGGCCTTCAGGTTATACATCGTTGGAGGTAGGCAAGGGGTCGTTATTCCGTTCCCAGCATATCTGCCCGCGAA